TTTAGCCTTCAGTATTTCATTTCTAACTAATATATTTATTTCAGCTTTATGCCACCGCAAAGGTCTTTCTAAAAATTTTGCTTGTTGACTTTCACCTCTCGTAAACCAACCACCCTTAGCCGTTCCTCTTTTTGTCCCTATTGCTTTTCCTATTCTCTTAGCATACTTTCTGTTAAACTTTGCTCCATGTACTGCATACAATCTCTCATGTACAAAAATAGCATATCTCGCTGTATAACCTACACGAATTGACTTTATGTTTCCCACACTATCAAAAATAGGTCGAGTAAAAGCGGAAGCTTTTAAATTACCTGTTTGGACCGGTACTATTTGTTGAGAAGCTCTTTGGAGATATAATCCTGCTTTCTTCAATCCAATCCCCAATCCTCTCGTATACATCTTATCCACTTTCTTAAGTTGAGCAAGAACATTACCTAATCCTTTTATTTTTCCTATATTAGCCATTATAGATAAGCCATTCTAAGAAGCTCGGTAGCTTTAAAATTAGGAATTTTATCAAACCTTTTAATCTCACCTGCTCCTACATTATTATAAGGAAGAGCCTCATCAGTTACATCTGTCAAAGCAGAAAGGAGAAGAAAACCTCCTAACTCTACATCCTGACCTACATATACAATAGATTTACTTATCTCTGTCGTTCCCTCATTATTTATATATTCTTCTGAAATATCCTCCCACCTACAAGAAATTTCAACAGGAGCTATATACTGCGGTTGACCATAAGAATCGTAAGCACTCTCTATGCCCCAATATACCGCAACTTGTTTTCTGATTTTACTTATAATACTCATTTATCTATATCCCAGTTTGGTTCTGTTACTTTTTTATATACTTTTTCTTTTTCCTTATTCCAATGTAAGCTTTATTTACTGCACTATCATTTATATCCTCTTCCTCTTGTACTTCTACTTCTATCTTTTCTTCTTTAATTTTTACTTGAGCAGGCCACATCTCTTCTACTTTAATAGAAGGGAAAATACTTAAATGAGATTTATTGGAGACATTGATAACTTTTGCATTTGGAAATGATTTTTCTATACCACCCTTTAAATATCTAAAACCCCGCTGGAATCTTGGATAATCTTTTTCCTTTGAATTGGTTTTATAGTAATCATGCCAATTTGATTTACCATCCTCTGACAAACCTAAATCAAAGCCAAGAAGATAAACAGTTTTGGCCCCTAAAATAAGGGCAAGATTGATAGCACTCGCTCCAGTATTATAATTCCATCCTAAATACCCTTTATGGCAACCAAACATCTTTCTATCTATAAAATTCAACCAATTAGCTTTTTTAACTTTAGAAGGAGCAAGAACAGGACTACTCGCAAATACCAAACCTTCAAACACTGAAAGCTCTTCCTTGTTTATTCCAAAAAAGGTACGGTCGCCAAAGAAACAAACATCTACAATATCTTTACCTAATTTGTAAGCATAATTGCATCCAATAACATTCTTATCTTTAAGTTTTTCAAAATCAAAATCACTTAAAGACACCCCACCACCTATAATAAAGACATCCTGTCCTTCCCATATCTTTTTAGAACAATCCCACATAGACATTTTAGCCCTCGTTTTCTTTTTTATTTCCACCGAATTGACATGCTAAAAGCCTTCGCATAGACTCATTAATATCATTCGAAGTCTTCTTTATCTCTGTCAAATCTTCTGAAATCTGCTGGTGCCTTAAATCACACACCCCTTTATTATACACCTCCCCGTGCCTTTCAGTATGCTGATGAATAATTTCGTAAATTCTCCCAATAGTCTTTTGTGTTTCAGAATGCCATCTATAAGTAGCCGCATAACAACCAACTACCAACACCATCAATACGCCAATTAAACTATATATTGGAACCACGTTCACCTCTGCTAAAACCATAAATAACCTTCCTTGTTTTAAACACCAGCTTCATCAGCCTCAGTTTCTGTCATACCCGCCCACCCTACACTAACAGTGGATTTGGATCCCTCTTGGATCCTCTTATCCATCTTTGCTAGGCCACCTTCGTAATCTAAACGCATTGCCATTTGGCCATAATGACTGGAGTTTAATCCTAAATCTACTTTTGACTGATACTTAACACCAATCCCTTTTACAGTCTCACTAGCTGATCTAGGATCTCTTACTGTATAAAAATGTGCTGCTAACCATGTCTCAATCTCGATGAGATACGAAACAGTATAATCCCCATCCGCACAATATTGAGTAACCAAAGCATTGGCTGCAGTTATAAAAGGAGTAAGGTCGGCGATATTCGTAGTATCGACCTCTATTATTGCTCCTATTTTTTCTGCTGTTGTTCTCACAGCCATAGTTTATACCTTTTATTGTTTGGTACTATTGGTACTATCCCACCCGCCTACGGCTTGAGATACAGACGTACGAGCCTGTTGTAATTCCTCATCCGTAATGATATCGCCTGCCTCAACTCGTTTTGCCAAATCTCTTACTTCTTTGGCGACTCCGATACCTTCAGCTATCATTTTAATAATTAATAGTGCAGATCGAGTATCCATTTTATTCTCCATCGCCTTGTCTTATCTCGTATTCTATAAGCTGTTGCAGAATTCTATTTATCTGTAATTCTACCCCTGGCTTATCCTTACCGTCAATAACTGCAACGTACCAAGATTCTAAATAAATCTGACCTTCATGAATTAAAACGTCTATCTTTTGTATATCATCTTCATCTAATTTATCCAACTGTTTCATAACAGTTAGAGTCTCGACTACAGATGCAAAAGATTTTTGTGCTATAAGAAGCTTTGCTCTGGGGTTATCCTGAAAGGCTGGTGTGCATCCCAAAACAAACAAAAGAGCAAATAGCAAACATGCTGTCGTTTTTCCTTTACTCCCACCTACCGTTGTGGTTGTGGTTTTCCCTTCCTTCAAATCCTGCCCAAAAATAACTTTGATCATCTTTAACCACGAAGCTACATTCTGTAATGCCTTATCATCTTTTGGAGTAGGAGTCAATCGTACTATAATTCTCGCGGCTATGGCAAGAGCTGCATAAAGAGCTAAAAAATCTGCTAAATGTGCTTGCACAAATTCCATTTCTTATTTCCTTCCTTTCCAAAAAACATCGAAATTCACTTTTGGAAATACATTCAATCTACTACCGTTTGTGACATTAACTATACGACTATTGGGAAATAGCTTCTTCCGATCTCTTTCCACATTCTCGAAGGCAGCTATAAACTTAGAGTAAACATCTTTATCCGGCTTCTCTATCGACTCTGTATGCCAATTGGGTTCTTGTTTATCAGACAAACCCATATCAAAGCCGAGGAGATTTACTATTTTTGCTCCTAAAATAAGAGCAAGGTTTATTGCTAATGCACCTGTATTTGCATTCCACCCCAATTCATTTACACCCAAACCTATTTTTTTCCTCTTCATAGTCCAAATCCACGGCTTTTTTGTATGAAGAAAATTTGGAAGGTTTGTAAACACCACTCCCTTAAAATTAAGGAGTCGTTTTTCGAATCTATCAAACCAATTAGTATCACCGAAAACACAAATCTTGCAAACATCCTCTCCCAAAGTAAAAGCGGTATTACAACCAATAGTCATTTCGGGTTTAAGGAGATCCCAATCAAATTCTTTTAATGAAGGGCCTCCCCCGATAATGAAAACCTCTAAACCCTTCCACTTTTCTTCAGGCTGCCAAATTGGCATTTTAGTCCTCGTCTTCTTCCGTCACAACAAGGGATTCGAGAAAAGCTGCAACCTTTTTTCTACTCTTCAAAGGCTTTTTTGTCAAAAGGCCGTCGTTAGGGTCTGTTATATAATATCCACTTTCACCCTTAGCGACATCCACTCCTAATTCTTTCGCCCTCTTAAATCTCCTTGTAACATCTACTGTCCCTTCTAAATCATGTTCTTCTTCTTTTTTCAAAACTCCCCCTCCGGATATAGACTGGGGAGAGGAGGGTATGCCAGTCTTTTGTGCGTCGGAGGCACCGCCCGGAGGAGGAGAGGGTATCTTGGGAGAGGCAGGAGATTGGGTAGTTTTTTCCACCAACTCCTTTATGAACTCAAACTTATTAGGAAATAGTTTCGTCAGTTTGTGAGAAGAACGAACCTTATCCCCTGCCTTATAAACTATGCCATTTTCTACATGCTTCCCTGCTTTTACTTTAAACAAATACAAACTCATAACATACCCTTTCCAAAAAAGCGAAATCATTTCTTCGCTCAACTCAATTTTATTCACAGTCTATTATGTAGTAGAACCGTGAACAATACCGCACGAATCATTATAATCCGCACGAATCTGAGGAATAAGAATTCCCATTACTTTAAAGTTAACCTGCATCCCGCCATTACTTTCCCATTGTACCGTGGTGATATCCATGCCGATTACTTCGCGAATCACATCTGAAGTCAGCTGGACCATTATTATATCGAAACCAGTGAGATAATCCAAAGTCTCTACGCCTTCGATATTGTCCAACTTATTAATACGTTCTCTTACTGTAATATCTGACTCATCCTTATAATCATCATCAAGATACTGATCCCAAGCAGGAGCAACATAAATCTTGAAAGGACCATAAAAATTAATATCATAGGCTTCCTGCCTCATCGCCATTACATTACCCAGCAAAGTCGATCCCACCCAACCACTCGCAGTAGGAGCAGTAATAGTATACGTGACTCGGTTAGGAAAGTTTGTAAGTCCATAAATAGTGCCGCCGCCGTATTGATAAGAGTCACTTCGACCTAAGGCCAACTTTTCAATACTTTCAGAAACCTTACGAGCCGCAAGACGAGCAGAAGTCACATCAAGCGGAGAACCACCATTACGGCTTGCTGCTATTTGCCGTGCACTATAACTGAAATCTTTGTGAATGATAGGCAACGGCAAATTAGTGAGATCAAACTGCGGCCGATCATTTGGTCCCTGCCGAAGCCCATCCATGCTTATCGAAGCATCTTCAATATCACTCATAACCTCGGTTTCAAGAACAGTTTTGCCCATTCCATTCGGGATATTAAAAGTAAGTCCTCTTGCTCTAATATCACCAACAAACTTCAGTCTTTCTTTTGCAACTTGAATAATGGAATCATCAAGAATCTTCCAATCATCCTGACGAAGAGTAGCAGCAGTATTATACGCAGGTCTTGCTACCATCTTTCCACTGCTATTCAGTTGATTAATGTAACTGCGACCGTCATTGCCTATATAAGGCCTTAGAGCATGCGGATCCATGTTATGCTGGAGCAACGTAGTTGCTACACTTCCATTTGCTCTGCCATTATAAATAAAGTTTGGCATCTTTTTGTTCCTTTCGATCTATTAAAATCTTTTTCTTACTACCTAAAACAATCAAAATTCCGTTTACTTACGAAACTTTATTTACAGAACGCGGAGCCGGCCTAATGTATCGACCGCACCACTTGCGCTCAAATCTACAGCTTCCATAGCTACCGCAAGAGGTCTTGGAGAAGTAATTCCACTAGCTGAATCGTCATAACTTTCCCAAGTACCATCACCGGCACTTATCAATTTCTCGCCGATAACAATGTCCTGACCAGCAGCAATCAGACCTCTAATCTCTGCACCCTTTACCGGCAAGAGATAAGAACCAACAGCCGCAAGAGTATATACAGTAGAAACCGTATTACCTTGCAAAGCATCTTCTTCGGCAACGGCTACCTCGGCATAACCACCTTCAGTATCGTGCATCATTATCTCGCCGTCTGAATCAAGCATAATCAACATTCCCGGATAAATACCGGCCTCGCCTATGACTGCTTCCTCATGGCGAGCTTCGCCTTTTGAATGGATCCTATTTGCCATTGTTTATTCCTTTCCAATCTTTTCTAATTTAAAACATTATAAAGTAAGTGTCTTCTGCCTAACTTAGCAAAACTACTGTCTACTTAGACTCAGGTCCAAAATTAAGAACTGGAACAGGCATTGGTTCTTGCTCTGACTCGTTCTCTACAAATGGGTCGCCCTGTCCACTGTAATCATACAGAGGAGTTTTTTCTTTCTTGTCTTCGGTATTCATGGCAAGATTAGCTATTGCCTTCAACTCATCCATTTCCTTCGACAAAAGCTGTTTCTCGGTAAAACTGCATCTTTCGTTTGCAGTAATCACCTTAATCAATCTGCCCTTAGCAGCATTATAAGTATTCAACTGCTCTCTCAAAACCGGCTGAAGTTCGGGAGGAGCATTGGTAATAAACTGACTAAGAGTAACAGGTTTCTTTACCTGATTCTCAACCTTCGTCTCAACCTTTGCATTAACCTCGACATCTTCCTCAACATCTTCCTCTACTTTGTTATCAGCCTTTTTTGGTTCATCAACAGCGGCTTCTTCCTTAACCTCGACTGGGGTCATTTTATCCAAATTCTCTTCATCTTGATTAAGCAAGAATTTCTTATCCTTCTCAGTCCAGTTAGTAGACTGATTGGCAATAAGAGCTTCTACCTTTTCTTCTTTTGTCATTTTGACACCTTCCAATTTATTAGTAATAATTTCATATTTCGTAACCTTCTCTACCTCTGTAGATAATCCTTCTACCGTAACCTCTTCTTCTTTTACTGAATACGACTGTCTATAAAGCCTGTCTCCTTTTTGATAAATAAATGAATCATCATATACCTCTACCACCCATATATCTTCGCCGTCTTCCCTTATTTTAAGGTACAAACCATCTCTTATTCCATCATGACTCAGTTCATTCTCAACCACATCCTTTAACTTCTGAACTGAATGCTTAATAAAAGCTTTCGCAGAATCTTTAACCTCTTTTAAATCTACTACAATTTGGTCCGCTCCCTGATTGAGCCTTAAAAACCCTGCCCCATCCTCTATCGAACATGCACCTTCCAAATCAGGTAAAAGAGCAAGATGATCTGCTTGATAGTTCCTGGCTATAAAATCATAAGACTCGCCATTCCACACACCGGGAGATTTAACAGTTTCAACATATACCCCGGTAGACAGCTCCATCATCTCATTGTTTTCTATAGCCGTCCCAACCCGTTCGTCTACTGCTTGTATTCGTTCTGGGTCCAACCATGCTTCGGCAGTAAGCTTGCCATCCTTAAAAGCCGTATTCATTATCACGCCGACTTTTCTATTTGTCAATATCTCGGGAGAACAAGCGGTCAGTTCATTTCCACTTGGATGATAAACGATTACTGGTTTCTGATTCCAAATAAATGGATTTTTCTTTATCTCTTCGGCAGGATAATATAAAGCCCCATTATTTCCATTATGGACCCCCTCTACCAACATAACCATCGGGACTACGGTCCATTGCTTCCCCTCCATCTGACCGTACCGAACATTACCAGTAAAATTAGCAGTAAGTTTTTGTATTGAGCCGGCCTTCTCATTTCTTACCGTTTTGTTCTTTGTCATGTTTCCACCCAAAATTTAATCAAAACAAAAGGAGCTTCGAAATTAATCAAAGCTCCTTTGGCTGGACACTTACCTAACTTATATTATGAATTATATGATACCTAATCTCCCTTACAAGATAAATCTTTATTATTCTGGAAATACTTTCCTTTCCTTTTCGTAAACACTTACAACAACCCCCTTCTCAAAATGTACCTCTACCTTGCCATAACTCTCTTCCTCACAAAACTTTATAAGTTTTGAACAAGCCCACCTTAACTTGTCTTTCCCATCTTCTTTTGTACCCATAATTAAAACCCAAAAAATCCATTTTATTTGGTTTTAGGCCTATAGAATAAAGGGTGATCGGTAAAATAAATACCAACCACCCTTGTGAATAGCGGCAAATCCTATTCTTTAATCCATATGCTCATCTCCTTCCGGCCCCACTCAAGAGCTAACTGATGTGAATATTCTAAATCTGTTTCTTTTAATGGAGCAGGAGATATCTCAAAGAATAAAAGATCAATATGATTCTTATCACCATCCCCTATTCTATCCAGCACTTTTACAGGCTCATTATCGTTATACCCATCTATTATTACCTCAGTTCCTATCGGCCAAGCAGAGGCAGCTAACTTATCACCTATTTCAATCTTATGACCACTCGCCGTAACACCATCCGCAAATCTACCGCAGCATTTTTCGCATGGACAATAAGCTGTTACGGTAGCTTTTATCGTCTGCCGTTCTAAATCTTGCTCTAATGTCTGCTCTGCTTTCATCATACCCAAAAAACCACCTATACCGGAACCTACCGCCATTCCAAGAACACCATACACTAACAAATTAACAATACCATTCCTCATTTTTAATCCCTTCTAATTAAAAGTGGACCCAACTAATTCTTGATGAATCATAAATCCTACCTTAGTCTTATTTTGCTCGTCTTTATAAAGCAATTTCTTTTCCATATACCCACAACGACTACAAATCACTCTTGCACAATAAACACTTTGAAAAGATATATTACCAATTACATTTATACCATACTGTACCAAAACCTCCGGTGAATACTCAAATACTAATCCACAAATAGGGCAAACCAAATTTCCTACCGAATCATTGCCAAATTCTACTATAGGTATCATCTCTTCCATTATATATCATCCTCTTAATAAAGGATTTGTCTGCTCTCTAAAATAATCATCGACTATCAAAGCAATTACCTGATATGATATGAGTTTAGTCCCAGCTAATGAACATCTATCTATCACCCTCAAAATTCTTTGATGCAACTCATAAGGTAAATCCAAATTCCTTCCCACATATTCAGAAGGGAAGCACATGGATTTTGCAACCTTTATAACCTCTTTTTTAATCATCCTCATCATCCACCACCTTCCGATGCTTTGGTAATTTCCATTTTTGCGTTATCTGCTGCCTTGTATCTACCGAGTTCTTCTTTGAGTTTACTTATAATCGCAATAGCATCTTCTGACGCTTTCTTGTGGCCGTGCTTAGTGATGTAATGCCCACCATCTCTATGAATTATCGCCAAAACATTACTGAAAGATTGATTCTCGGCTTGGAGTTGGTCTTTTTCATTTATAACCCTATCCAAAGCATTAAGAATATCTTGAATTTGCTTATGGTCCATATTATTTACCCTCCTTTGGTTTCTGTCTGCCGGACTATCACGTTGCCGTCAAGCAAGGGACACCAACCTGGAGCGTTATCATATTTGCCTGAATAAGCAGAAATAACATAACCCATTACGCGACATACTATTGACCGATTCACTAAAACACAGAATAGGCAGTCTTCGCAACCCGTACTCTCAATCACGTTATCTGCCATTTTCAACCTCCCTCATTAAATATTACCAGGAGAGGCGGACACGACCTCTCCTGGCTTCCTAAGGAGTAGCGAGATGTACACCAACCCGCTAACAATATATAGGCTCTTAATCATACTTTAAAAATCTTTATCTTTGTCATCATAGTAGCTGGCAATATAGCAGTAAAGTTTCCGCTATCCAATCTTATCTTCCTACATGATTTATCTATACACACATGCCACTCATCTTTAAAAGACATCGTATCCCCTAAAAAATGGGTGTTGACCATTGTGTCACCCAAACTATATATACTAAATGCAGTTCGTAAAACTTTAGATCGTTTTGCTATTATGTAATCACTTCTGGGAAAAAGAATTTCGTTATATAAAGGGATTTGGGCGGACGGCGTTTCTTCCTCTATCTTATACAAAAGGATCCGCATAGATAAATTCTTTAGTACCCCATAAAAACCTGACTCATAATCCCCCTTCACCGTAGCCTTATGTAACCTTTTGCCATCTGTCGCTATTATCTGCTTTCCCTTTATACAAATACAATTAGTTGAAAAATTTACACTAAACCCCATCGCAAATAAGACAAACTTAAACTCTTCAAAATCCATCGGCTTATTTTTTAAAGCACCGAAAACCTTCAGGTCTATCATCTTCATCTTATCTGAACCACCAATACCGTAACGATTGTTATTTTTGGTATCATAAAATAATTCTCACTTTCATTATCATGATTTTTCTTATCAAAAAAGCAACAGGAAGAACTCAACAGTCCAAAATGCTTATCTCAAACCCAGCCGCCTCTCCCTAAACCTATGTTTAGGAGCAATACTGGTACATCCACATCATGAATATTTCATTCTTCCACTGTTGCTTATTCACTTTTAAAAATCCGGGCGAATAGGGTTCGCTCCTAAATAATGTATCATGAGACATTATCCTCTTTCTTCTATTCTTACATGCCTGCAAGAAATTCGAGGCACTCGGTTAACTTTTCTACCTGTTTTTTTGCAAGATTTTTAGTAAGCTTTTTAGTACTAAATTCACTATTATCAATGTCCAGTATATCGGCCACAATGCCGACATAATCAATGAATCTTTAATACAATACCACGGCATCGTTTTTACCGACCCATAAATACTTATCCACCCCAAAATATCTATTAAGAACGTCACATTCGCACCCAACAAATAAATAGTTATTATATGCACTATCATTTTGTGTCTTCCTTCCTACTAACTTTTCAATAAATGCTCTCGGCAAGGATTTGAACCTGTAAGGTTATCCAGCTACGACCCTTCTGGACAACCTAGCTTTGAATATGATCGTTGGCTAGCCTATGCCCATTTAGCTACCGCTCCACTATTCACTTGTCAAAAAGGACAGCGGGCAGATTAATATCTGCATGGACTTACATGGACCTTAAGAGTTATAGTCTACCGTGCAAATCAGTGTCTACCTACCCAATTATCACAACATCGATTTGTAGTCGAGCGGACATACAGGTTACTTCCACACTTTACCGCTGCCTATTCACTTTTTTCTAACCGTTATTATATGCTCTTTACCGTCTACATATATTATATACTTCGTAGTATCTACACTTACTATACTTTCTCGAAGTCGTTTATTTTGCTCTTTCTCTTCCCTCGCCATTTCACGGTTATTTGGGATACTGGCAACATAAAGCACGACAACGACAACAAAAATAAAGCTCGCAATAGTACCCACAATAATTCCATACCATCTCATCTTAATCCCTCACTTTTTAATCAAATCTTGTTACTGTTAATTTAACCAATTTTGCAGTCCCTTTAATAGGTGTGTAACCGTGAAGGCGTTTGAAATCTTTGGGATCCAAAAAGGTTATTATTGGTTCTTTATCATCCCGCTCGCCATTCCACATACCGTGAGTATCCAAAAGCAGGACTGTTTTCATAGGCCAAAGACTTATAAAACCGTCTTCATCTTTATCTCTTGCCACCAATACTATAACGATTGTTATTTTTGGCATCTTAATCATCCCTCACTTTTTAAGTAAACTCTTTTGACGTGCTATTTCTTGATCCCTTATCTCTTCCCATTCCTTTACCGTTACCCAACTGCCTCCCCAAACCGAAACCTCATCTCCCCGACCGCCTGGTATTACTTTCGGATCATAAACGATCTCGCCTTCCTGAAGCATATCCTGTGCTATTACATGCGGAACATTACCATTTATTACTGGGAATGGAATTCCAGTTGGAAAAGCCTTACACGTCCATCCAGTATAAATCCCCTCCTGCTCTCCCACATCTAACAAATGCTTACAATAAAAACAATATGGGCGATAACAAGAATACTTACCTACATTCATATCACTTTTTTTTACTGGCATTACTTATCCTTTTTTTAATTTTTTCTTCTACACTATATTATCGTAATCAAATACAAAACTTATTTAGGAAGTCCGATGATTCTATAATTTTATATCTTTACTTTCATATCGCACACCTTCATCTCCTTCAAAAGCCTTACTATGATCCCAACCCCCTCCTAAAATAATTTCTGGTATTCCATCAGGAAAAGCAGCGCAGGACATCAAATTAGAATAAAGATGTTTACAATCTAAACACTGAAGAGATATTTTCCTTATACAATCTCCATGCATATCTCCATCCGAAAACGATACAAGAACCTCTTTAGTTTCCATAATAAATTCTCCTTTACAATCTATTATCGTAAATGCCTGCCAAACCTAAAATCTAATTTTTACAATAAACCCTTTATCAATTCCTTCGTAGCTTCAACACAATGAGGAAAGAAATACTTCATATCTACATTACTATTACTCGGTTGCGTTAAATAACTAAAACATTGTGCAAAAGTTTCTTCTGGCCCAGAAAATCCCGGTTGCATAAAATAATTTAAACGTTCATATCCTTGAGGAATTTTTTGTAAATCTTCTCCATAAGCCCCGCGGAAAAATTTCATGTGACTCTTCTTCCCCAAAATCTCATCTACCGCATGCCCAGTTTCATGGGAGAAAACAAATGACATTCTTTCTTTGGTTGATTTAATAAACTTCCCAGTACCAAGGTCAAATGTCCCTTCATTTAAACACACTCCTTTTTTAGATGACCAGAAAAAACCTTCGATTTGATCTTGTGTCATCCCGGGCGGCCAACCTCGCGGGTGTACCCCTTTCAAAGAAGGGAATATATCAGACGAAGTTTGACCTACTTTAACAGATATTTTTTTAGAAGCTACTAATTTTCTAACACCTGCTGGTAAGTCTTTTTCCATATCTTCCACAAACTTTACAAAATCTTTAGAAACCAATTTAGTAGATTTAATCGGAATGGATCCCACCGCAGGAGATTTAACTTTTTCAGAAACAATCTTAGGTTTAGGTGCTTTTATAACCTTACCTGGAAGTTCAAGTGTTTGATTCTTTTCCCATAAATTTTCCATTTGTTTCATGGTGTATCTTGTTGGTGCTTTACCAGATAATGCTATCTTTGCCGGGTCATCTACTTCTTCCACAAGGAGATACCTATTGTGCATATAACCAAATGCATCGTCGCCTTCTACTTGGGCATACCCTACAACCTTAAATCTGGAATTACGAGCAAACAAAACTTCATACTCACTTTTTATATTAGAATAAGGTCGTATATTGCTCCCTTGCAATCCCTTACTCTTTATTAATAAACAATAACCATTATAACTTGTCCGCTCCACCCCCAATTTTGCCGAAGTGGAAGTATATCCTTTAGCCCAATATTCTTTCCATTCTCCACTTGTCCATTTTAACCATTCTTTTTCAGACACATCTTTTATTCCTCTTGCCAGTACACCTTTCACTCCAGGTAATTTTTGTAATACTAAATCTAAATTAGCATTTGCATTTCCCTTTAATGCTTCTTCTATTATCTCCCTATAATTACTTACCGTATAATTATAAATCTCATCTGTTAATTTTTTATCCAACTTTACTGCTAAACTTGCATCATCTAAATCATCTATATTATCAAAAATAGCCTTATTCTTTTTCGGTAAAATGAATTCCTTTTTCGGTGGAGTTTTAGGAATAGACATAGATCTCGGTGGTGCAGATACAATACTAGGAGCAGGAATTGATTTCTCTACAGCTGCCTCTTTCTCCTTCACCTTCTCTTTAAGCTTCTTTACCTTCTGCTCTATTGGCAACCAACAACACCTGCAATTAGGGTGCATCGGGATTAATCCCCTTGCTTCTTTTATCGTTAATATCTCTCCCTCTAAATCAGCACAAATCTCACACACCAATCCGTCCCCCGCTGTACTAAACTCTACATCTGCTCCCACATCCTCTATCCCTAATTTTTCGTAACCATCTAATGCACCTTCTGCATGTGCTCTAATAGTCTCTGTTCTCGCTATTACCTCAGCTCTTGTCTTTGTTAAATTCCCGACTACTTTCCTTAAATTACGAGATATTGCGGAAGGTCCGTCCCCATGTACCATACCGTCTGCCAACACTCTACCCATCTGTTGTGACATAACTGCTGTCACGCCTTTAAGCTCGTCAAACGCTCTTGTGTACAGTAACTCTATCTTAGCCGTTGTCTCAGGAGCAGAAAAAGCGGACCTTAAAAATTGTTCTTTTGTTCCATTATAAAAATCAGGTTTCTTCAACAAATCTTCTTTATACGTTTCTGTATATGCTCTCACCGCTCCTTTTTTATATGCCGATTCTATATAAGGTGCCAACCAGGGTTTTCCTGAAGGTCCACCGACTGGAGCTAATACATCTGCATTTATCTGCTGCTGTAACCACTTCTTATATCCTTTTATCTTTCCTGCATCTGTTTCGAATATAAACTGTTTATGAGCATTGGTAGCAAGGGATTGTTCATAACTTATTCCAGAATGTATATTAGGAGTTTCAATATTTTTAGCCATCCTAATACCGATTGGTTGCTTTAATGCAAAAGCATCGTCTGTTACTACCAGCTCATGTATTGCTCTGGCGATCTTGTTAAACCTTTTCCTCATCTCTCCTCTAAATTGTTTACGAAGAGTTATGGTTCTGGTAGGATCAAGTTTTAATGTACTGAGGACCATATTCTATTCCTTACTGTCTTTTGGTATCTTTACATAATCGCTAAGGAGCATTGGTTTAATGTATTCCCTCGAACACCCACCAAAATCTTCCAATACCTTTTTCCTCTCGTCTTCTGAAAGAGCCTGAAATTTATTATAGACTTCTTGCGACACTTTAATTCTGATCTTCCCCGCCTCGGCTGCCTTCTCTGCGTCTACTCTTAAAGCTACTTTTTTTCCATAAAACGTGGTGATAAAAAGAACTTGTACAATCTTATCATCATCTTCCACTTCTCTAATCTGTCCGTCCAACATAATATTCCTTACCATGTCTTACTCCTTCTTCGGTTCGGGTTTAATTTCAGTTCGAAGATCAGGTTCTGGGTCTTCCTTAACCACTAACTGCCCTTCCTCGGCAATAACAGCTTCATTTATTTGTTCTGCTTCCTCATTTGTAAAACCTAATACCATTGTTAAAAATTCTTGAGGAGCTATCAAACCAGCTACCCCGCCAGCAACATACTTGCTCATCGCCTCTGTCTTTTCCTTTGCCACTGTCGTCTTCTCAATATCTGATGGAGTTTCCAGATCAGGCCATTTAACAATATAATCTTCTACTTGAGGAAGAATTCCATAAACTACCAATCTATCTATTACCGGTCTGAGGATGTGCGATGTGATGTACTTGTTCTGCCTTCCTGCTACTCTTTCACTCCAGGTCGCCTTGTCTTGACTGGAAGCTAACTGAGCTTGTTCTGTGCCAAGGAAGATGCGATATGGAATATCCATCGTTATACAAACTGCTTTTATTAAAACAGTAAAGTGACTGGTTGGATCGGATACCTGCGGTTCCAAACTATTTACATGAACACCAGTAAGAGATAAATACCTCTGCATAGAATTTACATATTTCTCTATCTGCTCTTTTATGCTATCCTCATCCACTGTCACATCTTGTAGCTTCGGATCGACTTCGAATGAATAACCTGGGAAGGCACCTTTCCAAAACATTTCCCCACAACCAGATAGGACTTTCCTCAAATCCATCAAATAATTGAACACTGGCTTCATTCTTGGAACGCCGTACATCTCTGACATCAATCTATTATCTGCAATATGAACAACTCTCGTCCAATGAACCGTTTTCGTTGTCTTACTGCTACTATCTCCCCCATCCTGAAAGGTTATGTTATATGAAAGAGGATAGCCGAAACGAGGGCTTTTAGTATCAGTCTCCTTCGCTCCTATTTGTACAGCACTTTCATCAAATACCTTCATATACAATAATTCTCTTTTTACTTTTTTACCAGATACCTGTTCTACATTTACATCCACTCCATCAACAGCTTCACTTAAATCCTTACCGTCATTTATTCCAAACAAAATTAATCCAAACCTGCCTATACCACTAAGAATATCTACTCTGGATAAATAATCATATAGATTTTTCTTCTCTCTTAATTCTTTTAGAACAGCTTCAAACTCAGTTTTCTTGTCATCCTCATTCTCGTAAATCTCGGGTTCAACTTTCCACGTCTCTTGCGGCCATACATTTACGACCCTCGCAGCAATACCATAACGATCATACATAAGATTATAATCGGTTGTGGTTATGGGGTTAGGATAGCCACATTCATAATCCATATCTATTCTACTATCCAGTAAAGTCTTCAATAGCTCACTTCTCGTAGTGGTAGCATTGGTAGACATTATGTTCAACATCTTTGCAACTGCCTTTTCATTCATCACCGGTTTTCTAGTAGGCAGAGTAGTTTGAAGATTTGGGGCATTATTAGTTTTTTCTTTTACCATCTTATTCTCACCTTATAAATAAAGATTTTTGATTTCATATTTTTAAAATCCACCTACCCTTATACTCGACGTTATGTTATTGTAGGCTCCACTTGATGCATCTACCTGATCTTTATATTTTGAATCAGGAAAATATGCAAGCTCCTCTAAATATTCTGCGTTCCACGGAGCCTCTCTCATATATACATTGCCATTATTTACCTGGACAGATAAAGGATCGGCCCTTGATTCTTTACTGCCTGTTGGTCTATCGACCCTCACTCTAAAACCATGAAGATTCTTTACTGTCTCTTGTGCTGATTGCTTTCCGCCACTACCAGGCTCCTGCTCTACATAAACAATTACTCTCAACCCATCAAGCTGAGCAGTTCGTTTTATAACATCCTCTCGTTCTGCTGAATCCCATCTCCCCCTCACAACATCTAATATCCAGAGCCTCTGCCTCAAATCCATTCCCAATTTTACTCCGGCTGTATAGGCTCCCCCGTCCTTTGTCCCAGCCTTATCCCAATATCGAATAAACTTAAAAAATTTAATGGACACATCACCAGTAATTTTTATCCTACCTGCCTTAAACATGCCTCCACTTAACGGAACAGGGTGCTGATCAAATTGTCCTGCATATCCAAAATTACCCAATACCAATCTAAAAGCTTCTAATTCACTTTTAGGTAAACGAACTGGATCCATTAAATCATCAACATAAAACTTTTTTAGATACGCTGGTTTTATGCGATCTGATGCTTCTGCTGGCAGACAAATATGTCTTATTTTTTTCTTATCTGCTACTCTTTCTATAAAATTAGTAGTAGGATCATTTTGATGAAGTCTCTGCATAATCAGAATCGTGGGAGTAACCACTTTGTTTACTTTTCTTGTCGATAATGTTTCGCTCATCCATCTGTTAGAAGTTTTCAATTCAGCCTCAGACACGGCTTCGTTTGGATTTAATGGATCGTCCACTATAAGGAAATGACCATGCTTGCCTGTAACGGCTCCGCCAACTCCCACACTATGCCTCTCGCCGCCTCTCGTTGTTGCGAAGAAGCTCTTAGCCTGTTGGTCGTGCCGCAACATAACCCAAGCTTTTTTCTCCTTTCTCTCAGGTAAATGACGAAAACATGCTTGGTATTTATCTGATATTACTACATCCCTGTTCTTCATTGCCAAATCCATTGCCAGCGAACCTGCATAACTTGCCCCTATTATACGAGCAGTTGGCATTCTCGTCCATATCCAAGCAGGGTACATGATTGAACAAATAGTAGATTTGGTAGATCCTGGAGATATGTTAATTACTAAATCATATTCCTTAGGCTCGCTTCTAAATACTCTCTCGGCTATCTCTTGTAATTCTTCGCAGATATACTCTATATGCCAATTATAAATAGGATCTTCCGCAATTATAGTATCCCAAAATTCCCTTACAAAATCGTAAAAACTTTTTCTGCAAAGACTTCTGACTATATCTATTTCGTCTAATCTTAAATTTTTATACTTTGAAAAATTAGGAGATAAAACAGACGAGGCTCTCTCGTCCTTTCTTACACCCTGCTGATTCAATTGTGGGAGAGTGCCATTCATGTATCTTCTCGTACCTCTTCTTCATTTACTGTTTTAGACTCGATTTGTTTCTTCTCCCTCATCCGCTCTAAAATTTCTCTTTCTGTCTGCGCAGGTAAATTTAATTCTGAAATATATACGACATTTTGAGTAACAGAAGTGGTATTAATGTTTACTTCTGTCCTTTCTCCATAGCCTCTATCCCGGTTTAGCGTCTTATTCACAAAAACTATTGCGGACGAGTCTCCGGCGGCTACACACTTCATCAAGGCATCTTCGCAGAAGTTTTTCTTGTGCCAATTTATTTCATCTACCAATTCTGCAAAATCAGGATCATTCTCTCGCCATTTATCTAATGTTTTCTTCGAGATTCCAACTTTTTTGAGTGCTTTAGAAACGGAGAAAAAATGACTCATCGTCCATGCATAAATGAAAAGGTGTTGTCTTGCCACTTTCCCGTGTTTCTCAAAAAGAGCATCGATTTTTTCAACCCCTGATTTTTTCTTGTCCAGCCTATTTAACCGCAACCAAATTCTCTTTAACTTACGAGGGAGGCGCTTGTAAACGTATTCTCGTAAAGTGTGAGGGTCTGCACCTTTTATGCCTCCATTGTATTCTCGCTTGCCTTGCTTAAGTGCGTCATTAAAAATAGGTTTCTTTTTCTTCCAGCTTATAAGTGTGCCATGATTAACACCTATAATACGGGCTATATGGCGTTCTAACACTCCACTCTTAGCCAGCTCGTATGTTTTAATAACAAATTCATCTTTCCATGCATTCCGTGGCATATATACAAATAATCCTTTCCTAATTCCACTTCACATATAATAGTATAATTTTTTAAAACAAAAAGAAAATTTTATGATAAAATAGTTTATACAGTATAGATAATAAATTTTGAAAAAAACTTACCCCTCATGTCCCTTATTCTAATATAGAGAGAACACTAGACATAACAAATCTCTAAAATCAGCAAAAAATTTACAATAAAATTGAATTTAAGGATTGACATAGTACGATTATAATAGTAAGGTAAAGTTAATAAACAATAACAAGTAAGGAATAGAAAAATGACTCCGAAACAATTAAAAGACGTCCTGATTAAAACTTGCAAAGCAAAACTGCCGGTACTGATAAAAGGATCACCAGGAATAGGTAAAAGTGATGTAGTAAAACAAGTTAGCGAATATTTAGACATGGACCTTATTATTTCTCACCCGGTTGTTTCAGACCCCACCGATTTCAAAGGCCTGCCAGGTATAGTAAATGGCAAAGCTGAATTTCTGCCCTTCGGTGACTTGCGTAAACTTATTGAGGCAACAAAACCCACAATAGCTTTCCTAGACGACCTGGGACAAGCCCCGCCGGTAGTGCAAGCCGCTGCCATGCAACTTATACTTGCCAGACAAGTTAACGGACACAAAATCAGCGACGAAGTGGTTTTTATAGGTGCCACGAACCGTCGAGAAGATATGGCTGGTGTAACAAATATCCTTGAGCCAGTAAAAAGTAGATTTGCCACTATAATTGAACTCGAACCGGACGTAGAAGAATGGGCAGAATGGGCGATACAAAATGAATTGCCTGCAGAACTTATTGGCTTCATACATTTTCGTCCGGCCTTACTTAACACGGGTAACAGCACCACCGAAATAATTAACCACCCTTGTCCGCGTACCTTGACCCATGCCGGCAGACTTATGCAAGCCGGGTTAAATGATTTGGAAACACTCACAGGTGCAATTGGTGAGGGAGCTGCTGTCGAGCTGATTAGTTTCATTCGAGTATTTGAAAGCCTGCCTGATATTTCAACAATAATCAAATACCCTGAAAAGGCTCAAGTTCCCGACAATCCTAGTACGCTTTTCGCGGTTGTTTCAGCCCTTGTAGATTATGCAGATAAAAAATCTATAGCCAACATAATTAAATACAGTACAAGGCTCCCGAAAGATTTTAGTGTGCTGCTTGTCCGGGATATACTCAGGAAAGATAAGTCGATACAAGATACCGAAGCCTTTGTTACATGGGTAAATCACAACCAAGATATACTACTTTAAACAACATCAAACAAATTTTAAATAACAACACACAAACAAGTATATAAAGAGGTGTATTATGTACACAAAAGCACTAGAACAAATATCCCGGGCAAGGACATCACTCATTCTTGATTATCCTTTTTTCGGATCTCTTACTCTGAAATTAAAACTTGTACCTGAGCCGCAATGCGAAACAGCAGCGGTTAGCCCTGATACATTATACTTCAATCCTGAATGGCTTGGCACACTTAACAAAAAACAAACAATAGGATTACTGGCCCACGAAGTTATGCACCTGGCAATGGGGCACTGTTGGCGGGAGGGTGATCGAAAACATACTACATGGAACGTGGCAACCGACTACACTATAAATTACGAGCTTCTGAACACTGGCTTCAGTTTGCCGCCCGGAGGCTTAGGTATGGACAACAGTAAGTATGTAGGACTAGGTGCTGAGGAAATCTATACTAAGCTACTACAAAACCCCGACAATAAAAAAGACGAGAAATCGGACGAGAAATCGGACGAGAAATCGGACGAGAAATCGGACGAGAAATCGGACGAGTTTTCCGACCCCGGTGGATGTGGTGGTGTTTTAAAGGCTAAGGGTAGTAAAAAAGAACAAAAAGAGCAAGAAGTGTCGTGGAAAATTGCGACAAATCAGGCACTACAAAAAAACAAAGCAGGCTTATCACCAAGAGTAAGAAAACTGCTCGAAGATAGAATCACTACAAAACTGGCCTGGTATGTACTTTTAAGAGATTTTGTAGAGATGACAGCAAAAAACGACTACAGCTGGACCCGAGTAAATCGCCGTTATATAAGTAACGGAATTATCCTGCCTAGTTTAATCAATGAAGAATTACCTGAGGTTTGCATTGCGGTCGATACAAGCGGGAGTATAGATATAAACAAACTAGACTATTTTTGTAAGGAATGTTCTAATGTTTTAATGAGCTATAATACTACAATAAGAATCATATATTGTGATTCGAGGATTCAAGGTGAGGAATTATATAGTACCCAAGACCTGCCACTTAAAATGAAACCTGTCGGTGGTGGTGGTACTGATTTCAGACCTGTGTTCGACTACATAAACAAAAAACAATACACGCCAAGCTGCCTCATATATTTTACAGATATGCAGGGTTACTTTCCTAACACTGCTCCATCCTACCCTACTCTGTGGCTAGACTACAGCAAAGGCAGTAAGAAACCGGCCTTTGGTACAGTAGTAAAGCTCGGTACAGAATAGCTGAAAAACGAGGCTCTGTCAGCCTTTCTAGTAAACAAAAAAAACTTTTAAGTACCATAATACTAAGGGAGTCTAATATATGAGAGAGGACAAGATGAGGTACTGATTGTAGATAATCGAGAATCACATATCTAAATCTAAACCAGAGTAAAAAAAATTTAATTAAAATTGAATTTAAGGATTGACATAGTATTAGAATAATCGTATACTATATTATAGTAAAGTAAAGTTAATAAGTTAACCAAGTTTTGAAAGGACACGAAAATGACTAATCAAAAAAACACCGCCAAAAAGCAACTATCTGACTACACCAACGAAGAACTCGAGAATATGACAGACGCGGAATTCCTGTCCCTTGACTCACTTTT